CTGGCGGCCGGCCACATTCAGCAGCTCCGGTCTGCCTTTTTCGTTGACTTCGTACAGGCCGCCGGCTGATACCGGGCCGCCTAGCGCGCGACCGCCGCGCAGGAAGTTCGGCTTCTCGTTGTAGTTCGCGCTGACTGCGCCCGATGCAACCGTTTCGACTTGCAGATCGCCTGTGCCGCCAAAGTAGCTTGCTGCGGCAGAAATCAGGCTGCCCCACATGCCGCCGCCAGATGATCCGCCGCTGGTCGCCGTCGATGCGGAAGCCAGCCGGATAAGGTTCGGCAGTAGGGACAGCGCCCCGCCCGCCGAGCCGGTCGCCTGCGCCAGCTTCGACAGGTCGGTCGCCGTCGCCAGCGCCGCCTTGCTGAAGTCGCCGGCACTGTCCGCGCTCTCGCGTTGGGCATCGGCCACCTGTTTCGCCCCGTCAGGATCATTCGCCGCGCGGTCGGCGCGCGTGAAGTCGCCCATTGACGGGATGATCTGCTTGCTGCCCGGCGTGATTTCGAGCGGACGGCCACCGATTGCGCCTGCTGCGTTGTTGGCAGCCGCAGCCAGTACATCCAGCGCGGACGCGGACGCATTGATCGAGGCAATCTCGGCCGTCTGCGCCAGCGCCTTCGGGTCTTGAATCTTCAGCGCATCCTTGAAGAAGCCGGCCAGCATGCCGCCGCCTTCGGTCAGCCCCCTGAATTGCGCTTCCAGGTACTTCTGTAGCGGGTCCGTCACCAGCAGCTTGTTGACCGTTGCCAGCGCCTGCGTCGCCATCGGCTGGACGATCGACTCATTGATGGTCTTCAGGACGCTGCTACCCTTGGACTCCTTCTTGATGTTGTCGCGCCCGGCCTGCAGTGCGGCGATTTTCTCGCGCAGCCTGGCCTTGTCGTTCTTGTCGCGCGTCTCGGCCAGGTAACCCTGAAGAATGATGATCTTCCGGTCGTACTTTTCCTGCTCGTCCTTGAGTTCGTCGTTCGCTTCCTTGCGCGTGTCGGAATAGGACTTGCTGAAGTTGGCAATGCCGCTGTTGATGGTGCCAGTAACGCCAGCCGCCATATCCTTCTGTGCGTCGCGCAGACGATTCAGCGCTGGGTCGACCGCATCGGCTGCCTTGGCGTACTGCAGCGCCAGATCGGCGGCGAATGCCTTGATGCGCGGATCGGCCGAAACATCAGCCAACTCCTTCGCGCGGGTGGCGAGAACGCCCAACTGGTCGACCGCCTTGCTGCGCACGTTGTAGATGTCGCGCTCAGCCTCGACGAGCGACTTGCCGCTCATTTCGGCGCGCAGGTTGGCCGCTTCCTCGGCGCGCGCCGTGCTCCCCGCCAGTTCCCCAGCCTTGCGCTGTACGTCAGCGTACTGGTTCGCAATATTCAGTGACTTGGCATAGCCTTCGACATCGACTTGGATTGCGTTGCCCTGCGCATCCTTGGCGCCCTGGCTGGCAAGGATCTTGGCGTTCGCAATCGCGATCTGTGCGCGGATCTGCGCGGCGCCCAACTCGTCGCCCTGCATCTGCAGCAGCGATGCGTTGTATTCGGAAATCTGATTCTTCAGCGCACGGAAGCTGGCTTCCTCTTCCTGGTTTGCGGTAACGACTTCGCGCCCGGCTGCCGTCTTGAGCTTTTCCTTTTGCGCGCCGGTCTCGTTGATCTTGGTCTGCGTGGCAATCTTTTCGGACGGGTCGGTCGTCGCCTTCTTGTACTGCTCCAGGCGCACGATTTCCTTGTCCAACTCGGCAATCTCTGCCTTGACGCCCGCCTCAATGGTCGACCGCTTGTTGTCGTAGAAATCCTTCAGCGAAATCTGGCCGGCGGCATAGACGCCTTGCACATACTTCTGCTGGAACGCAATGGTTTCCTTCTCGGCCTCGAACGCATCCTTGATGGCCTTCAGGTCATTGTCGAGATTGGCCTTCAGGACTTGCTTGCCCTCGCTGGCGCCAGCCGTGTCCGTGAATTCCTTCTTCAGTTCCTTGCGTGCGGTTGCCTCATCCGCCTTGCTGTACGGCGTGCCGGCGCGCTTGTTCGCCTCGATGCTGCGGTTTAGCTCCAGCACCCGCTTGTTGTACTCGGATGTCGCCTTGCCGCGCTTGAGCAGGCCGTCAACGACCGCCTTGCCGGCGTCAGCCTGCTTCGCGTCGTCTTTGTTGATGGCTTCGGCGTCCGCGTTCTCGGACTCGCGGAAAGCGCGGCGCTGCAGCCCCTTCAGTTCGGTGGCGGCTTCCTGCGCCTTCATGCCACGCAACTGGCCTGTGCGGGATTGTGCTGGCGCGGCGCCCAGGCCGGTTTCCAGCCGCCCCGCGTTGGCAAGCTCGCCTAATTTCTTGATCCGGTCTTCGATGGTTTCATTGCGGCCAATCGCCAGCGCCGAATCCCAAAACGATGCCCAGGCATTCTTGCCAACCTTGAGCGACTTTTCAATCAGCCCAAGGTTGCCCTCCAAGCCCTTCAGGCGCTCGGCCAGCTTTGCGTAGATCAGCCCCTGCGCATCGGCCGACTGGCCGTTTTCCTCCATTGCCTTGATCGCGTCGCGCTCGGCGGACGTGAACAGGTTCATCGTGCGGTCAATCTCGGCGGCGAACTTGGACGGGCTTTGCGCCATCTTGGCGAAGTCGGCGGCGACTTCCTGCGCGGTCTTGCCGGTCGCGTTGCCGTATGCGACAGCCGCCTCGGTCGCCGCGGCAAACACTTGCGGGCCAATTTGCCCCGACCTGACCAATTCGTTCGCATACTCGCGCACCGACAACACGCTGCTGTTGGTGCTGGTGGCGACATTCTTGGCAAGCGAATTAATCTTGCCTTCAGTCTGCCCGGCATAGTTGCCGGACAGGAGAACGGCGTCGGCGAATGCCTTGGACTGCTTGGCACCTTCGTGGTACGCATACGCCAGCCCGGCGAGCGCGCCGACGATCCCGCCAACTGCCACGCGGGTGGCAGTGAACACGGTACTGAGTGCGGAGAGCGTGCCCTTGGTGCCGCCAAACGTACCGTTAAGCTGCGATCCTTGCTGAATCAGCGCAATCAGCGGCGACTGGCCCGACGCAACCTGCACGAACAGGTCGTTCAACTGGTAGCTCATCTGCTGAGCCTGCATTCCAGTCAGTTTCGCCGTTTTCCCGAGAGTCTCAACCTTCTTGCTGGTGTCGTCTACCTGCTTGGAGGCGACGCCCAGGCCGCCGAACGGATTGAAATTGCCGGGCGACTTGGCCGCTTGCGCTTTCGCATTCCCGGCCGCGGCGGCGGCGGCATTCTCTGCCAGTGAAGCCGAGCGCATACGCGCCGTCTCTTGCGCTATGCGGGCAGCCTGCTTTTGCGCGTCTAATGCTTGCAACTCCATCTCGCGCGCTTCGCGAGCAGCCTGCTTTTGGGCCTCCAGCGTCTTCAGCGCCGCTTCGGTAGACCTTAATTGTTCGCCCGCGTCAGTGCGCCGCGATAGCTCGCGCAACTCGCGGGCTGCCTGCTTTTGTGCGTCCAGCGCCTTGAGCGCCGCTTCTGCTGTTTGGAGTTGTGCTGCAGTCGCGCCCTTTTGCGCCAATTCCATCAGCTTCAGTTCGCTGGTCGTCTTGCCGATGTTGGCGGCCTGCAGTTCCAGCTTGCTGATGTAAGCCGATATCGAGCGGATGCCCTTGTTGTTGGCGTCAGCGGTCGCTTTCCCCAGGCTGGCGAGTGAACGCTTACCTTCTTCGACCCCGGCTTTCAGCTCGGACGCATCTGCCGTGAGCTTAATCGCTACGCGGTTCAAAGTATCGGTCATATCTCGCGCCCAAAAAAATACCGCCGAAGCGGTTGGTTATTTACTTTCGCGTATCGTCTGCAGCGCCACGTCTTCCATCGTGCGAATGTCGTCAAACACTTCGGCGCGGTCTTTGGCCGGAACGCCGACAAGGCGCATAACAACCGGCAGGGCGACATAGTTCAGGCCTATCGGCCCACTATGGCCCATAGTCCACTGCGTACTCATCGATATAAAAACGTTAATGCTCGAAATCATGCACGGCCAGATTTCAACCGGCGGGCCGCATGCCTCTTCCACCGTCAGCCCCCACGTCGCGGCTTCTTCGGCGCTGGGCATGGGGGTGTAGAGTGCCCGCGCCGCCGCTTTCAGTTTTTTTCGCGAGTTTTTGTAAGTTCTGATCGGTAAGTAAAGTAAATCTCTAGTGCTGCGCCGATATAGTTCTCGGTCAGGAGCTTGATGGATTCGGCGTTGAACTTGTCTTCCAGATCCCACCCTTCAGACATGGCCAGGATCGAGTCTTCATCTGAACGCTCGGCAAGCGTGTCGATGAACTTCTCCAGATCGGCCTTGCTGCGATGACGGAACACGAACTCTACGGGAGATGATTCGCCGCCCGCCACCGGAATCTTGACGGTCGCCTTGAATGTGGCGTCAGGGACTAGCTTGAGTTTCGACATGGATTTCCCATAAAAAAAGCCCGCACATGGCGGGCCTTGGTTCAGTGTGCAGCCGATCAATAGCGCATAGGTTCTGCAAGCATCGACATCGTGCATTCGATAGCCATTAGCTCGTTCACCGTCATGCTTGGCGTGGGGTTAATGGAAAGATACACATTGTATGAGATGACCGAGCCGCCCGGCAGAGTCGCTTTAACAGCGCGCGGCAGCCTGTCGTCATTTGCCTGCTTTGCGACGATGTAGCCTGGCTGGGTCACA